GAAGTATCCGAGCACAGGATCGAAACGACCTTGCCGTTCTGCATGCGCAGCGCGCCGAACATGGTCTGCGTGAGGAGCTGCCAAGGGCGGCCGGAAAGGTCGTAACGAATGTCGATGTAGTTCTCCATATCCTTCCAGATGCCCAGGTGTAGCCCCGATTTCACGAAGCAGATGGCGGTGCGGACGTTGGATGCGGTCGAAAGCCGCTCAGAGACCACGACGTTGAAGCCGAGGAATTGCCGCACCTGACCGTTCACCAGCACCGGCCGCTCGTTGAATTCGGTCGACACGACCTGCACCTGGTTGAGCAGATCGGCCTTCTGCTGCGAGCCGATGACGATTGTCGGCGGATCGGACTCGAGATCGTTGTGGTAATGCTCGAAGATGCGCCGCGCCTCGATCAGCTTGGCAACCGTCAGGCCGGAAGCCGACGATGAGCCGAAGGTCGAAGCAATCTGGAAATTGGTCGTGGAGTACGTATCGGTCGTCAGCGAGCCGATGTCGGTGCCGATCTGACGCGACGCGGTTGCCGCCGAGATCAGCGCGTCATCCCAATAACGGCCGGTCGCAGCCGCGGCCGCCTGCACATAGGCAGACTTCGGATCAACGATGGTCTCGAGCTGGTCAAACGTGTCGATGAGCTGCGGGAGCTCGCCAGACTGCGGGAACAGCCAGGGCCGGATCACGTCTGGCTGCGTGTGATCGAGCGGCGCGAAGCGGCCTTTCGGCATCTTCATCGAGACGGTAGCAAACTGATTGATCGGCGAGGCCATCTTGCCGACGTAGCCGCCCGACTCGGAAACATGCGGGCGCAGCAGCGATTTCGTCTGCTGCAGCAACAGCTCGAGATTTGACGTGTATTGAGCTGTAAAGAGGGGATAGAGACCTTGGTTTTCGGTCAGGACGGCCATGGGGAAACCCCGCAAAAACAAGTTGCAGAGAGACCCAACGGCTTGCCCGGCAGCGAACCGGAACCGAGGTCGATCGATATACGGCCTTGCCCAGCGACGGGGGCCGTTACGACTTCAATCCGGCCTTATCCTTTCGGGAGCCGGGACACTTGAAGTTGCCGAAGCGGAGCCCAGGAGTACCCCGCCCCGGCAGTAACAGGGAGGAAACACGCATCGGAAACGTCGCCCTCATACGGCGCGGTGCTTTTTGCCTCAACGCACTACTTTTTTCGCGCGTGCTTGGCTTTGATTTTGTTGCCGACCGCATTGCCAATCCGCACCGCGGCACCCTCTGATTTGCCGCTGGCGAGCGCCTGATTTGCAGCTTCGGACGCGCCGCGCGCAGCCTTGCCGGCAAGCTTGTGATTATGCCGCGAGGCGAAGGTCTTGGCTGACCAAGGCATCACTTACTCTCGTGCTTTTTCAACCATTCAATAGCCAGAGACGCGGCAAGCTTGGCCGCCGGCTCAGAGAGCATCGTGCGGTCGAGAATATGATGCCAGAGATAAAACCACTTCTGTTTTTCGGTCATCGCTGCGTTCCGATCCACGTCCGGTGCAGATTGTCCCAGCGCTTGCGCTCGGTGGCATCGCCGTTGAGCAGCCGCTGTTGGAATGCCGTATCGCGCTTGAGCGCGTCGATCTCCTGTTTGGCGGCTTCTTTCGAGAGCAGCGCCGGATCGCCGGCCGCACCAGGGCCGCCACCGATCAGGCCGCCAGGCTCGCCCATGCGCGTGCCGATTACCCGCAGCATTTCGAGCGCATGCGACGCGCCGATCCCGCCGACATTCGTCAGCGCGTCCCAACCCTTCTTGATCTGCTCCGGACTTAGCCCGGCGGACTGTCCGACCTTGGTGAGGGCGTCCTGGGCAATGAGCATGTTGCGCGGCTTCTGCTGCCCCCAATTGGCATCAAGCGCCTCGCGCTCGCGCTGCACGGTCGCGGTAACTTCGGCTGCGTCCGCCTTGTCGCGGCCTTCCATGTAAGCAACCATGCCCTTGACGATATCGGCGGCACGATCCTTCGGCACCCGGCCAGCATGGAACAGGTTGCGCACAGTGTCGGAAAAGCTCTGCTCAAGCTCCTTACCGTCGGAAAACTTGACCGCCGAAAAGTCGTAATCCTTAGCCTCCGGCGGCACGCCGACCTTGTTCCAGAACGCCCGCACGTCAAGCTCGGCCGCGTTCGGCTTGGGAATGCGGATCAATTCCTCGGGCGGCACGCCAATCAATCGTTCGGCGCCAGAGTATCCCTTGGTGAGTTCGGTCGCGACCTTGACCGGATCGGTGATGTCGTAGCCTTTTCTTTGCCAGAACCCGACCGCCTCAGCGTCCACTTTGCCTTGATACCAAGGCGTCGCCGCGCCATTGCCCGCTCCCGCAGCGCCCGCCGCTGCTGCTGCCGCCGCCGCTGCCGCGGCTCCGTCGGCCCCTGCATTCCCTGCATCTCCTACTTCTGCCATCAATTATCTCCTTTGCGGATCGCGGCCCCGTAGAGCTGCACGATCTCATCCGGCTCGAGGTTCAAGTATTCCTGAATGCGCATCCACACCTGGCGGCGGCCTTCGTTTATCAGCATATCGGTGCCCGGCTCTTTGGTCGTGCGGAACGCATAACAGAACCAGGCGAGATCCATCATCGCCTCGCTTTCGAGCAATCCCGTCGGCCCGAACAGCGATTGATACGACTTCTTTTTCTCGCGCAGCCGCGCGATAAGCTTGTCGAGCGGCAACTTCAATGCACCAATCTCCGGCGGCCCTGCTCATCGAAACGCCCGTCCATCGTGACCCATTTCTGGATCAGACCGAACATATGCAGCCGGTCGCTGTCGCTGATCTTGATCGCATCGGCAAGCTTGCGAAATTCGTAGCGCAGCTTCTCCTCGTTCTCATAGACACAGATGGCTTTTTTGTTTCTGTCCTTGTCGCACAGCCACGCCCAAATCGTGCCGTCGGGCATGATCGAGCCGTAGCCGATGATCATCGGCAATTCGATGTCGACAAAGCCGGGATGCGCCGCCTTGAGCAGAAGCTTCACCCCGACATGATATTCGGCGACCATCGCCGCCAACAGAACGGCGAATGTCCGCTCCTTGCTCTGCGCCAGCGCCCGGCACTGCCAGGTCTGGCGCAGAGCCTCGGCCGGCATGCGTAACAGCATGTCGTTCATTCACACCCCGCCGGAGACAATCTTGAAGGTGTGCGGCTCGGCGAGTGTGTCGTCGTGCTTTAGCCCCTCAAGGTGTCCGGAGGCTCGCCCGCCGCCGGTGTAGGGGAAAAGGTGAGCATCCGCCGTGCCGTCCGGCTTGAGGCCGATGATGATGCCGGCATGCATAGCCTCGCCCTCACGAACCTGAACGACGGTGCCGATCTGATGCCTGTGAGGTTCCCGGGGGACTGTTCTGATTGCCGTCGAATCCGCCGGATGCTTTTTGTCCTCATGCTTGGTCATTTTCGTCTCTCTCACGCTAGGCCCCTACGCCCTCAAATCTGCTGTGGCAGTTGCGGCTCGGCCGGTGCCGGCCCCCCGCCGCCCTGCGGCTGTCCGGCGCCGGCCTTCGCCGCCACGGCGTTCGCCTTGATCATTGCGGCCTGCGCCGGCATCGCGTCGACCTGCTGCTTGGCGGCTTGTGCCTGCGCGCGGCTCTTGCGCTTAGCCATCATGGCGCGGTCGTCGCTGATCCAGCGCTCCGGGACGCCCTGCAATCGCCCGATCTCCGGCATCGCAGTGTCAAAATCGAGCCGGTCGAGCACCGATGGATCCCCGGTATCGACGGCAATCTGCTTGCCGAAGTCGGCCCAGCGCATGAAGCCGGCGGCTTTCTGCGCCTGCGCGGCGTCGGCGAGCGGCGAAGTGTCGGTGACTTCGTAGTAACCGGCGGCCTCACGCAGCCGCATTGGCATCGGCGGTAAAAGCCGCATCGCGGAAAGCAGGCTGATCTCGCGATCGGCGAGGCCGCCGACATACTCGGCGTGCTGCCGGCCGAGTTCGGGGGCCACTAGCATGCCGCGCTCGTTGAGCAGTTCGACCACCTGGGTCGCCGTCATGTTCGGGTTTTCGGTCAACACCTTGAACAGCGATGTGAGGAAGTGCTGCTCGATCAAGCCGCGCTCCTCGAGCATCATCTTCTCGGTGATCTGGATATCGCCGACCGGCAGCGCATGAACCATCGGCCGGCCGTCGGCGTTCACCCCGCCCTTGTTCATCGCGCCAGGCGTCTGATCGAAGTCGATCAAGCCGTCGTCGCTGGTGAGCAGCACCGGATCGGAGGCGCGATGCCCCGTCTTGAGGAACACCGCCTTCTGTGCGTTGAGGGTCTTGAGGGCGGGGAGTACCAACTGTGCCGGGCCACGACCATATTGCTCATTGGGCATTTGGTCGTACCGAGATACGGCATAGGGGAACGTGATGTAACCGCCTTCAGGCTCCATCAAACACTTGCCTTCGACAGATACGTAACACGATTGAAACGCTTTCCCTTTTTCGTCCAAGCGCTTAGGGTCGAAAGTCTCCTCGGCGCGCGGCCGCACGCAATGCAGGAACTGCCAGGGCGATTGCAGGTTCTGCTCGAGCGACGGCCACATCGCCGCCGGGATGGCGTCGACACCCCATTTCTCGGCCGCCTGTGCCGCGGTCAGGCGGAACCAGCGCACCATGGTCGTGACGATGCCCTGGTGATTTTCCGCCCAGAAGCATTCGCCGAGCGGCACAGACTTGTAGCGGATACCGCGCGCACCACCGAGCCAGCGCCGGTCGTAGGCGTCAACGTACATGATCGCATTACCGAAGGCGCCGAGCGACTTCCAATTCGAGTAGTTCTGCGCATGGAAGTTGGCGACCGGGCGGTAGCGGTAGTCGAACAGGATATCAGTGACCTGATCGAACCATTCGCGCGTCTCGCGATCCTTCATGACATAGCGGTCGCTGCGCAGCCCATGCCATTTACGGTTCTTCGGCGTGACCAGCGAGTCGGCGATGGCACAGAATTGCTTGAGCGCCAGGCCGCCGGTGGCGTCGACCTGCTGCTGCGTTTTCTTCATGCCGGGCCAGTTGTATGACCCGTAGAAGAACGTGTTGCGGAAGTCGGGCACGAGGAGGATTGCCGCCTCCTCCCACTGCGCGGCAAAGATGTTGCGCCAGCTCGTCAGCTCAGCAAAAATCTTCTCGATCTCATGGACGGTCTGCGCTTCTTCGTCCGAGATTACGCGGGTTGCCCGCAGTGCCGTTGCCATGATTTTCTCAGCAGAATTCGCCGGTCACGACCTTGCATTCCCGCAAGAGGCATTCCGGCACAAACATCATGACGTGCGTTTGCCACTCGCCGGTCCAGCCCGGTCTATGCGTGATATTTTCAAGCTCAACCAAGCTTTCAACCCCAACCGCACCCAAATGAACGCCCTTCACGCGCCAGCGGTGCGGCCCTGATTTGCCGTCGCTCCACTCGATGATGTCGTTTGGTTTCATTGCCCGAGCGCGGACCCGTAGCCGAGGCCGAGCGTCGACGCGCCGGTCGTCGGCAGAAGCCGCGCCTGCTCCATCATGGCGAGCCGCTTCTTGCGCTGCTCCTCGGTCTCGTTCGAGAGCTGGTCAGCGACAGAGCCGCCCTGCATCAGACTCGAAGCGCCGAGAACTGACATGCCGATCGCCATGGTCAGAACGGCGCGTTGTCGCCGCCGGCAGAGCGCAGCGTGTCGCGGGCCGCGGCAAGCGATGCCTGCCTGGTTTTCTCGGCGTTGGCAAATGCCTCAAGCTTGGCGGCATTGGCGGTCGCCACGGTCGAGCGCAGCGTGGCGTTGTTGCCGGTCTGCAGGTTGTAGCCAACGACGGAATTGGCGGCGTCGATCGCGGTCTGATGCGCGGTGATTGCCGTCGCTACGGTCGCAAGCTTCGCCGGCCCGGCGCTGATGACGGAAGCCTCATACGTGGTGCGATTAGTCATTGCCGCCCCTCTTGAGGTTCTTCGGTTTTGGCATGCCGAGCTTGACCGCCCGCTCGCGATCGCGCTCCCAAAACTCGGCCAGCGCCGCATCGTAGGTGCCGGCTTCCAGGAGCCCTTCGCTTTCCGCCTTGCGCATCGAGGCAAAATGATTGACCGACTCGTTGCCTTTAGAGCCGATGCCCTGCTCGATCGGATTGCCGTGGCGGTCGGTCTTATGGTCAAAGCCAAAGACGTTCTTTCTCTCGGCTTCCTTGTAAGCCGCGATCTCCTGCGGGCTCATCATTGCCAGCTCGGCCGGTGTGCGAGTGGTCATAGAAACTCCAATGTTGGGCAGGTATTATTGGCCCCCACCCAGGGCACGCGGGCAAGATAGGACCGGGGAGGCGGCCCGCAACGCACCGCTACCAGTCACCGACAGCGCGGGCCGGCACAGAAGCAGGCGGCTCATTGTCGTTGGCGGGGTCGGCGGTAATGATCGGGTGGGAATGAATCCACGAATGACAGCGACGGCAGGTCGCGACAGTATCGACACCCGGCCGGTCAAGGCCAAACTTCCAGCGCAGATACGTCAGGTGATGCACTTCGGTCGCGATGCCGGTGCAGCCGGGCTTGCCGAGGGTGCAAGCGTAGTCCGCCTGTTCAAGCGTCAGCTTGCGAATGTGCTTCCACAGGGACGAACGAAGATAGGCGTTATACCGCTTCCAGTACGAACCGGGGTCTAGAAGCAAGGGCAGGCGCGGGAAAAGCGAAAGTTGGGTTTCCATTTGATCCTCCATTTGAGAGGATCGGTATTATTAACAGGCAAAATCCACTTTCAAGCAAAAGGTGAGTAACGTTACTGCAAATCCCCCCGTTCACGCAGAAAAGCCCTAGCGTAAGCCAAAGCCAGACGATTCAGATCCCAACCGTGGCTGGCAAGTAACAAATGAGTTGTCACAACGCGACGTAGGAACTCTGCCGGCGACTGCTGATCTTTTGCAGCCGCGTCCTTAAACGCGATGTCCATCCCATCATCTAACCTCAGCATCGTGCTGTCGCGAAGTTTAGTACTTAAAATCATAGCCTCATCTCCCGGTGAACACGTCGAATGAACCGTCGGGATGGTTCGGGGTGCCGCGCGCGTAGCGGCTTTCCGGTCCAGTCCGGCGCGCGTCAAGCTTGCCGCCGAGCTGCACAGCCTTGGAAAACCGCTTCATCATCAGCCCGATCCGCGTCGCTGATAGCAAATCGTCCTTGATCTTGACGATCAGCCCGTCCTTGCGGTGGTACATGCGCCGCTCGTCGAGCCAGTCCGACAGGTGTGCCGCCACCTTGAGCCGGCCGGTCCGCTCGCGTTCGTCCCATTCCATGATCCCGGCCTCGGTCGACATACTGCCGTCCGGCCAGGTCGCATGCAGGTCGAGCATCTTGAGGCCGTGCGACTTGTAGAGCTTCGATATCGGCTCCCCGGTCCCGCGGTCGCGGTCGCCCGCATCCTTCGGCCAGGCCACCGGCACGTTCACCCCGATCGGCTTCATCGCCGCGGCGTGCATGATCGGCAGGGCGTCGCTCATGCGCACGGTATGCGCGACATGGATTACGTCAGCGTCGCGGTCCCACAGCAGCAATACCGCCGCGAACGGATGCCCGATGCCGATGTCGATGCCCCAAATCTTGGTCCATTCGT